GAAAGAGAGACGACTGTGCTACTCTTGCCCTGCTTTCCGTGGACTAAAAAGGCTAAAATATCAACATGAAAACTGGAAAAAAGTCTGCCGCTGAGATTGCAACCGTCGTTCCTCAAGAAATTCGCAAAGAGGAACGCTTAATGCCGCCTGCGCACTTGTCCGACCCCGAACGCTACGTCTGGTTGGAGGTGGTCAACGATCAACCTGCTAACGCTTTCACCCAAGTTCACGCCCCCTTGCTTGAAAATTACTGTCGTCATGTGGTTTTAGGCAGGGTTCTGTCTGATGAGATTGCCAACTTTGACCGGGGGTGGCTTGCGGATGATGATGGGCTAAAGCGTTACGACAAATTGCTGACCATGCACGAACGTGAGGGTCGGGCGGCATCATCTTTAGCGACTCGATTACGAATTACTCGCCAAGCCGTTCACGAGCTGACCGTGGGTCGCCAAAATGCAAACGCCAAAACTAGCAAGAAACCTTGGGAAATGTGAGGTAGAAAATGGCTAGGCTTTCTAAGCGAGCCAAGCGCAACATAGATTGGATTCAAGAACACTTGAGAGTACCGGAGGGCAAGCTAGTTGGGTTGCCGGTCAAACTGTCTCCGGCGCAGCGCGATTGGATGGAGATGATCTACGGGTCGCCGACTCGTACTTTCCTTTGCTCTCTGCCTCGTAAAAACGGAAAAACGTCGTTTTCTGCGATGATCTTGCTGCTTCACTTGGTTGGACCGGAAGCGGTGCAAAGCGGGCAACTTTACTCTGCGGCTCAGTCGCGTGACCAGGCTTCAATCTTGCATTCACTGGCGGCTAAGATGGTCAGAATGTCGCCTAGCCTGTCGGAATGGGTCGTGGTCAAAGACAGCGCAAAGCAAATTGTCTGTCCTCAGCTTGGCACGGTGTACAAGGCATTGTCCGCAGATGCCTCTACTGCCATGGGTTTGTCACCCGTTCTAGTGATTCACGACGAGTTAGGTCAGGTGCGTGGTCCACGTTTTGACTTGTACGAGGCACTCGAAACCGCTTCTGCGGCGCAGGCAAACCCATTGTCTATCGTCATCTCCACTCAGGCGGCTAAACCTGACGACCTTCTGTCCATTTTGCTAGATGATGCGCTAAAGTCACACGACCCAAGGGTTAAGGCGGTGCTGTATGCCGTGCCAGAGGACAAAGACCCGTTTGACAGAAAGGAATTGCAAAAGGCGCAACCGAATTGGCATTTGATGAACCATGACGAGGTGTTTCGTCAGATGGAGGAAGCCAAGCGGATGCCAAGCCGTGAGGCAAGTTTCCGCAACCTGATTGCCAATCAGATGGTGGAGGTGTTCTCTCCATTTATCAGCGGGTCAACGTGGAAATCGTGTGGCGATGAGATTGATAAGCTAGAGCAGCAGGAGATATACGCCGGTCTTGACTTGTCTGCACGGGCTGACTTGACCGCATTTATGATGATTTACAAGAGCAATGGCAAATGGAACGTCGAGCCGCACTTCTGGACACCCAAAAACGGGCTAAGAGACAGGGCAAAAAGGGACAGAACGCCCTATGATGTATGGGTAAACGACGGATATTTGCACGTTACACCGGGGTCAACGGTTGATTATGAGCATGTTGCCGAGCATATTTTGCAGATAATTGACGGAAAAAAGGTATCAAAAATTGCCTACGACAGGTGGCGAATTGATATTTTGCGTAAAGAATTTGCCAAGTTTGGGGTAGAATTACCCTTAATTGAGTGCGGTCAGGGCTATAAAGACATGTCTCCTGCCATTGATATGCTCGAATCTGAGTTACTTAACGGTCGGATTAAGCATTCGATGCACCCGGTTTTGACCATGTGTGCGGCAAATGCGATCGTTATCAAAGATCAGGCAGGCAACCGCAAGTTAGACAAGGCGAAAGCCACAGGCAGAATTGATGGCATGGTGGCTTTGGCAATGGCATTTCACGGAGCAAACCTTGTCGAAGAAGATGAAGGCGACTGGGATGGCTTTTTGAGCAACCCGATTGCTTTGAAACATTAAGGACACATCGTGGCGACATTTTTTCAGACACTGCGACGATTTTTCGGCAATGTTGGCTCAACAGGTCAACAAGACGGTATCCAATACACGGAACCGTTAACCAAAGTCTACGAGACAACCCCGGACTACGGCATTGATGGTGCGATGCAGGTGTCGGCGGTGTGGGCGGCAACGGAGTTGCTGTCAGACAACATCGCTTCACTGCCGCTGTTCGTGTACGAGCGCGAACCTGGACCTGACGGACACAAGCAGTTAGCCAGAAATACGACCTTGTGGACATTGCTGCACGAATCGCCAAACAACCGGCAGACTCCGATGGAGTTTATTCAGTACATGGTGATGAATCACCTGTTGCGCGGCAATGCGTATGCGAGAATCATTCGCAACAACAGGGGTGAGGCGATTGGTTTGGTTCCGTTCTCAGCCGATCAGGTTGAGGTAGAGGTGCTTGACGATCAGAGCATGGTCTACAAGTATTACTACGAAGGCAAAGTGACCGTTTATGCGCCTGAGTCCATCTTGCATTGGCGAGACAAGGGCAACGGCGTGGTCGGCATGTCTCGGCTTGATTACATGCGTTCCACTGTCAACGTGGCAGTCAACGCGCAAAACCATACGTCCAATGTGTTTCGCAAATCAGCCAAGCGTCCTGGTGTATTCATGATTGACCGCCTCTTAACTGACGAGCAAAGGGATGCCATTCGCCGGAACTATAAGGGATTGGTCGAAGGCAACGAGGATGACTTGCTTGTGCTTGAGGCAGGCGCGAAGTTTGAGCCGCTTTCCATGACTCCGGCAGATGTTCAGTTGCTAGAGACACGGCGATTTAGTGTTGAGGACATTGCCCGATGGTTCGGTATTCCGTCGGCAATGATTAACGACACAAGCAAAACGACGACTTGGGGAACGGGGATTAACGAGTTAATCCAAGGGTTCTACAAGTTTCGCTTGCGTCCGATGCTCGAATCGTTTGAGCAGGCGATTGATAAGCGGGTTTTGACTGCTGCACAGCGTCGCAAATACACGGTTGAGTTCAGTTTGGACGCTATTTTGCGTGGCTCGCTCAAAGACCGTCTAGAAATTGGCGCAAATGCGGTGCAAAATGGCTTGATGACACGCAACGAATGGCGACAGCTAGAGAATATGCCGCCGATTGACGGGGCTGACGTTCTGACAGCGCAGGTTAACTTGGCTCCCATTGGGCAGCTTGGGCAGGACGCAGATATATCGCAGACAATCGAAAGAATGGCTTTGGATTTAGCTGAAATTAAGCAAAAAGCCAGTAAAATCGAACCAAACGAGTAAAAGGACGGGTGGCAATATGATTCAACGAAAAAATATTAGCCTTGGCGACATTGAGTTGAAAATTGCCGCCAATGGTGGGTTCGAGGGGTATGCAAGCGTCTTTGGTGGCGTGGATTCGTATAGCGACACCATTATTAAAGGCGCATACGAGGAAGTGATTGAGCGAGTTAAGGCAGGCGAGTCCCAAATGCCTAAGATGTTCGTCAATCATAAGTCTTGGGATATTCCCGTTGGCAAGTGGACAAAGATGTACGAGGATGAGAAAGGCTTGTACATGGAAGGTGAGTTCACCAAAGGCAATCCAGAGGCTGACATGATTAAAGCCGCGCTTCAGCACGGCACAATCGACGGTCTTTCGATTGGCTTTATGGTTGGCGACTATGAGATGGTAGAGCAGGAAGATGATTATCTACGCATTATCAAGTCGGTCAAGGAACTTCCTGAGGTTTCCATTGTCACCTATCCTGCTGACGAAAATGCCAGAGTAGATTTGACAAGTGTTAAGTCTGCGTTGGATAATATGAACACGGTGAAGGATTTAGAGAATTTCTTGCGCGAGGCAGGTGGGTTTTCTAAGTCGCTTGCAATGGCAACGGTAAGCCGGAGCAAGCGTTTATTTACTCCGGGTGAGCCGGAAGTAGAGCCTGTTGAATTACCGAACGACATAAAGCAAATGATTGCTTTGAATCTACTTAAATCCAAATCGGAGTAAATACCATGGCTGACCAAATTAGCGAAATCAAAGCCCTTGCCGAAGTGCAAGGCACTCTGCTTGAAAAGCACAAAGAGTTGAAGGGTTGGATGGAGAAGGCTAACGGCGAAATCGAAGTCGCCCGTAGCGCATCTGCCGAAACCAAAGCCGCACTTGAGAAGTTGTCCGACCAATCTGCTGAGTTGGCTGATAAGTGCTTGGAAATTGAGCGTCGTGTTGCCGAGGGTAATGAATCGGCTCAGAAAGCCGCTGAAGAAACCGCCGGTGAGTTGCTTGTTAAGAGCGACAGCTTCAAGTCAATGACCGAGGGTCGTAGCAAGTTTGCTCGCGTTGAGATCAAGGCTGCTATCGTTAACGCTACTGGTCAGAACCAGCCTTTGGTTCCTTCAGACCGTCTGCCTGGCATTATCAACAACCCGAACCGTGTTCTTACGATTCGTGATGTATTGCCTGTCGGTCGCACGACTTCCAACTTGATCGAATTCACGAAAGAAAACGTGTTCACGAACAACGCCGGTCCTCAGTACGACTCACCCGCCACGGAAAACGTGATTAAGCCTGAGTCAGGCATCACCTTCACTTTGGCTTCAGCACCTGTTGTGACTTTAGCTCACTTCATTCCCGTTTCCCGCCAGGTGATTGACGACGCGCCTCAGCTTGAGTCCTACGTCAACAGCCGTTTGACCTACGGTTTGAAGTTGGAAGAAGAAGATCAGTTGCTTAACGGCAACGGTACTTCAGGCAACATCTCTGGCATCTTGAACAGCGGCAACTTCACGGCTTATAACCGTGCCGTTACCGGCGACACCAAGTTAGAGACTCTGCGTCGTGCAATCACCCAAGGTCAGTTGAGCGAGTTCATGGTGGACACCATCGTGATGAACCCTGCTGATTGGGAAGAAATTGAGTTGCTCAAGGGTACAGACGGTCAGTTTGTGTTCAGCAACCCAGTGGTGATGGCAGGTCCTCAGATTTGGGGCAAGCGCGTTGTGCCTACCAACAGCATCGCTTCTGGTACATTCTTGGTTGGTGCAATGGCGATGGGCGCACAGATTTGGGACCGTCAGGACGCAGCCGTGCAGATTTCTTATGAAGATGGCGATAACTTCAAAAAGAATATGGCTACACTGCTTGCCGAGGAGCGTTTGGCACTGACGGTGTACCGTCCTGCTGCTTTCATCTCAGGCTCGTTCTAAATCTTGATGCTGTAAACTAGGGCTTGGTGGCTTAATCGCTATCAAGCCCTTTTTACTTTTGGGAAATGTTATGGAACTGATTGACGTAATTGCCAAGGCTCACTTTGAGAACCCTAATCTCGGTGCGGTCGCACGAAAGCAACGTCTACGAATTGGCAAGCCTTTGGCAGAATACTTGGTTGGTCTTGAACTGGTTGACTACGCAAACCCTCCGAAGGCGGTAGTCACAGAGTCCCCCAAGACAGAAGCGGCAGACCTTGGTGGGGACGAACCGTCTACGTCGTCGCAACCGGACCAAGCCTCACAAGAGGAGACTGTGAGTACATCACGTCGCGGGCGGCGCAGGAAAACCGGCGAATACTCGCAATAAAAGATGCGTGGCGACTGCTAGGTAATGCAAACGCATTGTATGCCTGTGACCTTCATTGGTGGGATAGATATGCTCACGAAATCAAGTCCGGCTTTGGTGGCGAGTTGTGGACGCAGTGCCGCATTAGCGCACGGAAGTACGGACTCAAGCTATGGCAAGGGCAATCCATGCCGGGGCTAGGTCGAGATAAGTTGCACTTTGGCAACAATAGTGGCTATCAGGCTATCAATCTTGCATACTTGCTCGGTGCAGAGTCGATTATCTTGTTAGGATTTGACATGAAGCGCAAGGCGGGCAAGACGCATTTCTTTGGCGATCATCCCTATCACCGGAACCACGAAGGTCCTACCGACCCAATTATGCAACGCTGGTGCGGCAACTTTAAGCAGTTAGCACAGGATTTGTCCCACGAAGGCGTTAAGGTCTACAACGCCACCAGAGAAACGGCTTTGACAGCGTTTGAAAAACGAGAGTTAGAGTTATGCTGACCATATTTTGCGGGTTTGATAACCGAGAGGCGATTGGATACCACGTCTTTTGTGCGAGCGTCCTGCACCGGGCAAGCATACCAGTTTCGTTTTCTCCTTTGCGAATCAGAACCTCAGACCAAGGCACAAACCAGTTTACGGTGTCTCGATTCCTTGTTCCGTACTTGATGGGATACAAAGGCACTGCGGTATTTGCTGATGCTGCTGACATGATTTGCTTGGCTGACGTGGCTGAACTTGAGCAACAGCTAAAGGACGTTAAAAACCCCGTTGGTTTAGTCAAGCACGACTACAAAACCCGTCACAAGGTGAAGTACGTCGGCACAGACATGCAAAGCCCGAATGTGGACTACGAGCGCAAGAACTGGGCAAGCCTGATGTTAATGGATTGCGAGAATCCGGCATGGAAGTCGGTTACGCCAAAGTCGCTAAACACATGGAGCATGATTGACCTGCTGAAATTCAAGTTCCTTGATGACAGCGAGATCACCGAAATCCCTGACTGCTGGAATCGTCTTGTTGACGAGGGGCAAAGCGTTGAGGGAGCGAAGATACTGCATTGGACAGCGGGCATCCCCGGATTCAAGCATTACGCCGACGCACCAGGTGCTGACTTGTGGCGCAAAGAACTGGAACGGACGTGCTACCCATTACATACGCCATAAAGTCGGCTCTCACGTCGCCTAAGTTTGGCAAAGCGTTTGCCAAAGGGTGCAAGGGTCAGTTGGTCTACCACGACAAGCTACCTGCCGAGGGAGGCATCGCCATGTTCGGGCATCCTGATCTCATGTCAATGCTTCATGAGGCGCAAGACCAAGGCAGGGACTGGTACTACGGCGACAAAGCGTATTTTGGACGTGAGGCGTACTATCGAGCCACCAAGAACGCCTACATGCACAATGCGGTAGGCGAACCTGACTACAAAAGGTTATCTAAGATAGGCATCAAAGCACAGCCGTGGCGCAATGGCTCATACATCTTGCTTTGCCCGCAAAGTCCGCTTTTCTTTGCCATGCAGGGAAAAAATCGAAATGAGTGGATTTACTCTGTGACCAAAGAGTTGAAAAAGCACACCAACAGAAAGGTCAGGGTCAGGGAAACCAAGAAAAGCCCCGGCACAGAGAGCGCGTTTAGGAAGTCGCTTGACGACGTATGGGCAGTCGTTGTGCATTCGTCGATGGCAGGAACACAAGCGGCTATGCACGGCGTTCCTTGCTTTGCTACTGACCCTGATTGCACGTCTGCCGCATTTGGGTCAACAGACCTATCCTTAATTGAATCGCCGGTCAAACCGGATAATCGTGACGACATGGCTGCTGTGTTGGCGGCTAATCAATGGACGCTTGATGAAATCGCATCGGGCATGGCATGGGAGCATATCAAATGAAAGTATGGGAAGGCATTTATTTGCCAGAAAGCGAAACGCATTTAGTGGATTGGATGAAGGCGGTCAAGCACTACGTTGATGGCAAGCCTACTTACCAATACAGTAAGTATGCCGAATGCCTAAAGATCATTAAAAACCGCAGGCTTGCCATTGATGTTGGCGGCAACCTTGGTCTTTGGTCTAGGGTTATGTGCCTAGACTTTGATCGTGTTGAGGCGTTTGAGCCAGTGCCTGAATATGCTGAGTACTTCCGCAAAAACGCACCGAACGCCAATCTTAACGAGGTTGCTCTATCGGACTCCGAGGAAATCATCACAATGGCTTGCGCTACCAATGGCTCTTGTGGCGATACGGCTCCAATGGTCAGTAAGCGCAAGGAAAAGCCGTTGTGCGAGGTTTTGACGTGGAAGCTAGATGCGTTTGAGTTTAAGGACGTTGGCTTTATCAAGGTGGATTGCGAGGGCTACGAATTGCATGTGCTAAAAGGCGCAGAGCAAACCATCTTGGATAGCAAGCCTGTCATTATTGTCGAGCAAAAGCCCGGCAAGGGCAAAAAGTACGGATACAAGGACACTGCGGCTGTCTCATATCTTGAGACACTAGGCATGAAAGTCCATAAGGTGATTTCCGGCGACTACATCATGAGGTGGTAAATGGGTTGGGGCGACGAACTAATGGCGGCAGGCGAGGCGATGGCAATGGGTGGTGTAGTTGCCATTAAAGACCGAAATGGCAATCACAGATACCATCCGGCATGGGAAAACAATCCGTTCATTGCCAAACCGGGTGATAAGTACACAAGGTTCATTGTCAATGCGCCAGGTTATCGCCCCTACTTCACGGCGGTCAATCAGTCAGCTTGGACGTGGCGTTCATACAGACCAAAGCCTGCCAAGATGTTCTTTTCTGACGATGAGTTGGCTTTTGCGGGCATGATTGAAAACAACTTTGTAGTGGTTGAGCCAAATCTCAAACACAAGGTTGAATCGGTTAACCGAGACTGGGGCTGGGATAATTTTGCCCGTGTCACAAAGGAAGTGGACGCAGATTGGGTTCAATTCGGTGCTACCAAGCCTAAACTCTTACCCAATGCACGTTGGATTCAAACGCCTAGCCCAAGACACATGGCGGCGGCTTTAGCTAAGTCCAAGGCTTTCCTTGCGCCAGAGGGCGGGCTACATCACACGGCAGCGGCATTAAACCTCAAGGGCGTGGTGCTGTTCGGCGGGTTTATCGCACCGCAAGTCACGGGCTACAAGATGCACAAGAATATATTTATCGGAGATGGCTTAGGATGCGGTAAGCGGGTAAAATGTGAGCATTGTGAGCAGGCTTGGTCTAAGATCGACCCTGAGCGCATCATTAAAATCATGAGAGGCATGGCAAATGGCTGACCAACTCTACAAAGGACCATTCAATGAGGATATGCGTCTCATCGACATGGGCGATGGCACATTTGCCGAGCGGGTGGATGCTTACCCGCCGAAAAAGCTAATGACCGATGATGATGGCGATTATGCTCGACTGCGGGTAGATGTTGAGCAAACAGGGTTTTTAGCGGGTCGTGAGTTCAGGGTAAACCATGAGTTTTCGATTGCCAGTGGTGCTACGCAAGTCATTAAGGTGGTCGCAGGTGTAGATACCATCCTCTACGATTTTATGGTTGAATTGACATTGGCTGAATTGGCGGTCAGACTTAAATCTGGTGGCACGGAAGGCGGCACGTTTGGCAATTCGATTAGCGTGATGAAAACCAATCAAATGTCCACTGCTTCTAGCTACACAAGCCAAGTAACAATGGCTTATGGCGGCACTCACACAGGCGGCACGACGATTGATACCAATTATCTAATATCGGGTGCTAATGCCAATAAATCCACCGCTGAGGCGGCAGGGCAAGACAACCCGTTGGGATTTGCCGCCGGAACGTATTACATCATCTTAGAGAATACGGACGGAAACACCGCCACAGGCGTGTTTAAGGCTCGTTGGGAGGAGCGTCCATGAACTATTTAATCAAGACCGTACAGCCTACTAGCGAGCCTGTCACGCTTGCTGAAGCGCAGTTGCACCTACGCTTGGACACTGACGGTTCGCCTCCGTCGCACCCTGATGACACATTGGTGCAAACCCTAATTAGTGCGGCAAGGGAAAACGCTGAGCAGTACACAGGCGTGACAATCGCTCAAGCGACGTATCAAGTTAAAAACGAGGTAAAGAATGACCAGATGAGTTTACAGACGCATCCGGTAACGTCCGTAGCCTCTGTGACCTACGAGGATGCCGATGGAGAGACTCAAACGGTTGATGCGGCAGATTACTATGTCGATAACTTTCAGCGTCCTGCACGGCTTGTTTTCAGGTCTAATGCGCCGAGTTTCGACACGACAGTTACCTTCACGGCGGGCTATACGGACGGGCAAAGCCCGAATGATTATCCGACACCGGCGGGAGTCAAAGCGGCGATCTTGCTAATGGTTGGCAATCTCTACGAGAATCGGGAGACTGTGACCGAGACTGAATCATTTGAGCGTCCGCAGTCGGCAACTTATCTGCTTACACCGCATCGCATTAACATGGGGCTGTAATGGACATTGGCAGACTAAACAAGCGCGTGACGATTCAGCAACAGTCGTCAACCTATGATGCCGCAGGGCAGTTGGTTGAAGATTGGTCTACGTTTGCGACTGTTTGGGCTGATATTAAGCACAAGTCTGGCAGTGAAACGATCAAGTCAGGTGCTATTGCCTCTGACGTTCAAGCAAGCATCCGCATTCGCTACAAGCAGGGCGTGACCGCAGGTATGCGGGTGACATTCAAAACATCGCAGTACGAAATCTTGGCTGTGCTGCCTCACGTTAATGAGAACCGTTATGTTGACTTGGCGGTAAGGCTAATCAATGGGGGTGTCCCATGATTAACATGAAAGTCAAATTAACCGATGATTTCACCAAGCAGTTGAAGAAGTTGGGCGATGGCATTAAGACTCACGTTGCCAGGTCAACAGCTAGGGCGGGGGCGTTGGCTTATTATCAAACGCTTTTGGACAATACGCCAATAGGTCCAACTGGAAACTTGCATCGTTCGGCTTACCATGCCTACGCCGATGATGCTTCCACTGCCAATTACAAAGAATATCAGGTTGGATTCCGTGGTAACTATGGCAAGAAACAAACAAAACAAAATGAGGGCGCGGCTCGATCAAACCATTTGCACTTGGTGGAGTTTGGGCATATTGTTCGCTACGCTTACAAGAAAGATAAAAATACTGGCGAATGGATTACGCTAGTTAGACCTCAAAAAATGGGTACACCTAGACCAAACCCTCAAACCGCATCTCAAGCTGAAATGGATGCGTATTATATACCTCTAAAAAGACCGTTTCAGATACCTGGCAAAGGCTTTGTTCGTCGCAGCTTTGACCAAGCCAAGGCTCTTGCGCCTATGGCTATGGAAAAGCGAGCCTCAGAGCGTCTTGCCGAGTTAATCAAAAACCCTTCATTGGCGAGCAAGTATGTTGATTGAAACTGATATTAGAGCCGCAATCCTTTCCGCTGCGCCTAACAGGGTATTCCCTGACGTGGCTCCGTCGCCTATATTGGCAGACTCAAATCCTGACCCTTTTGTGGTGTATCAGGTAATTGGCGGTATTGGTCGCAGGCGTATAGAGTCGGCTGATTCGCTTAAAATGTACAGGGTGCAGTTTTCTTGCTATGCAAAGACAAGAATTTTGTGCAGTAACTTGGCAATTTTGGTAGAATCAGGGTTAAACAGTGCTACTTCATTCAAAGCGGTTGCACTGAATGAGCCAATTTCAACCTATGAGGACGAAGTTGGTCTTTATGGGTGTATGCAGGACTTTTCAATACACTATCAAGTAGCATAACTCTCTGCCGCATGGCGTTTTTGGAGGAATTATTATGAGCGTTCAAACAGTAGCAGGTGCAGTCATTAGCATTTCTGCAACCACGCCAGCGACTTTCGACCAGTCTGGCTATGAAACCGTATTTACTGGTTCGCCAGTTTCTGTCATTGGTGAAATCACCGATGCCGGTCAACATGGTCGTGTCTACAACGTAGTCACGCACAACCCCATTGGCAACCGTGGTACGCAAAAGTACAAGGGTTCGTTCAATGAAGGTCAGAAAGTTTTGACCGTTGGCGTTGATGACGACGATGCAGGTCAAAGCCTGGCAATCACCGCGCTTGATAGCGACGACGACTACAGCTTCAAAGTTGCTTATCAGGATGGTGCTGTCGATTACTTCCAAGCCAAAGTTGTTGGCTTCCAGAAGTCAATGACAGGCGTTGACACCATGTTGTCTGCAACCCTGACATTGGAGATCACCACGTCCGCAGGTGGCGTTGGTATCATCCACGTTGATGCCGCCTAAACAGCGGTTTGATAGTGCCGACCAAGGGCGGCTTGTCTCTCTCTTAGCGGGGAGAGCAGGCTTCCCTTGGACTTAGTTTATACCCCCGCTAACGAGGAAGATTATGTCTCTCAAAAAGTATTCCCTGACAGAAACGGCAACCTTGCACATTCAGACTCCTGATGGCGAGTTAATGTACATCGACGATGAGATGACCAAGCCGGTTCAGTTGCATCTATACGGCATTGGCTCAAAACAGTATCAAGCCGCCGAGCGCAAGCGTCAGGACACCCTTGCAAACAAGTTCAAGCGGTATAAGCAAAAGCCAATCCCAAGCGAAGAACTTGAGGAATTGCGCGTTGACTTTTTGGTGCGCTGTGTCGCCGGTTGCGAGAACTTTGAATTGGATGGTAAGCAAGGCGAGGAACTGTATCGTGCCGTGTTTGGTGATCGTTCCTTGGTGTTCATCACTGACCAAGTTGACCGATTCATTGGCGATCAGGCAAATTTTACCGGGAAGCCTTTGACGAACTAACGCTGTATGCTCGGTATGTGGGATGGCTCCATGCCGTGCCAAAGTTAAAGGCTAACGACGCTTCAACCGAAACTAGGCAAACCAAGTTTGCTAACGAAGGCAGGCAGATAGATTTTCCACCTTGTGAGATGATGTACATGGTGGATTATCTATTTTCTGCCGGACCCGTCACCCCGACAGGCATGGGGTCAATCCCATTAACTCACCAAGAAATACTTTCATGGCGTAGTAACATGCAGGTTGACTTATGCCCGTGGGAAATCAATGCTCTGCGGGAAATGTCGAGACAATACCTGTCTGAGTTGGTACAATCAGACAAGCATGATTCCCCGCCACCTTGGGTCGCCGAGATCGACGAAGAAAAAGGCAAAATGGTCGCGGAGAGGGTAAAAGATATTTTGAGGGGTTGACATGGCGACTGGAAAAATTGGCGACTTGAAAGTAGGGATTGGCGTTGAAGTCGATTCAAGCGTCGATCAGGCTACCAAAAGAGTCACCAAATCCGTTCAAGATATTGCTGAGCAAACCAAGAAAACCGGCGATCAGGTTAGCAAGGAAATGGGCAAAACCAGCAAGTCGATTGCTGGTGTTGAAGTTTCCTACGACAAGCTAAACAAAACCCAAAACCGTGTTGTTCGGCAAATTGAGCGTTCTGTTGTCAGGCAAACGTCTCAGACAAAATCTGCCTATCTTGATTGGGTAGCAAGCACGTCAGGCGTAGAAAACGCCACTGAAAGCCTACGCAATCAGTTACGCTTGTTTGAGCAACAGCAAGAGCAGGCGGCATCTGCCGGTAACAAGTTTGTGCAAAGTTTGCGTGAGCAAACAGAAACGCTTGGCATGACACGGCGAGAATTGCTTGAGTATCAGGCAACTCAGCTAGGGGTGCGCGATCAGGCTCAGCCAATGATTGATAGACTATTCGACACAAGCGGTGCATACCGTTCAGTCGAAATGTCTGCCAAACAGACCCGCCAGGCAATGCGTCTGTTGCCCGCACAGATCACTGACGTTGTGACCTCACTTGCATCTGGTATGCCGATCTACTTGGTCGCCATTCAGCAGGGCGGTCAGTTGCGTGATTCGTTTGGTGGATTGGGCAATGTGTTGCGCGGTGTGCGAGCGTTGATTAGCCCGACGATGTTGGCTATTGGGGGGTTGGCTGCCGCAGGTGCTGCCGCCTACCTTGCCTACGAGCGATTAAATGCTGGTATGCAACAAGTCAACAGGACTTTGATTGAAACTGGAAACTCATCTGGCGTTACTTCATCGCAAATCCTTGCCATGTCGAAAACCGTTGCTGAGTTTGCGGGAACACAAAGACAGGCTCAAGAGGCACTTAATTTTATTGTTGCGTCAAATGATATTCTTTCGGACTCTTACACCAAGGTTGCGCTTGCCGCTGTCCAATGGAGTGAAGCAACAGGGAAGTCGGTTGAGGACGTGGTATCAGAGTTTCAGTCTTTGGCAGAAAAACCCGCTGAGTCGCTTGAAAAATTAGACAAGCAATATAACTTCCTGACCGTTAGTTCGTATGAGCAGGTTCAGGCTTTGCTTGCTCAGGGAAACCAAGCCGATGCTTCACGCATACTAATAGACGAACTTGCGGATACGATTGAGCAACGAACGCCAAAAATGATTGAGCAAACCAACTTGTTTGCTCAGGCTTGGGGTTACGTTTCTTTGGGCGCAAAAACAGCGTTAGATGACTTTTTGTCGTTTTTTGACGAAGCCGGAGCGCAGGAACTTTATGACGAAACTGTTAACGAGTTTTTCCGTCTTGATGAGTTGCGTAGACAGTTAATTAGAGATCAAGCCGTTGACCCTCAAGCACTAGAAGCTCTTGAATACGAAATGAGCCAACTAGAATTGCTGATGGGCAAATATAGTGAAATTTTAATTGCTCAGAAACAGTCTGCTGAATTAGATAGGGAGCAGGCGCAGATTAAGCGTGTCTTGGCTGATGCAAACAAAGTCATTAACGAAAACTTAACTACACAACAAGTTTTGCAGGCGGGTATTAACAGGCTTAACGAACTTTACCTTCCTATACTGAGAAAGCAAAACCTTGAAGAAGCTACCAGAATTAAACTGACGCAGGCTTACAACCTTGCGGCTCAAGGTTTGGTCAATACTTACTTAGAATCAATCGAAGTAAATGACGATGTAGCCACCTCAACCCGCGACGTAAACGCCGAAATCCTCCAGTCCATCGAGAACTATCGCTTTGAGACGGACGCGCTTACGATGAACACCTACGAGCGTGAGCGAGCCGCCTTTGTGCGCGACCTTGAGGAAAAGGGAATCCGTGCTAACACGGCGGCTTGGCGTGAGTACATTGATGCCTTTGATGCCGCGCAGATGGAGCGTCGCACGTTGCGTTCGCAACTTGACTTCCTTGAGCGTGAAAAGAAAATGCTTGAGGAGCGAACCAAAGAGCGATTGAAAGAGGAGGAGCGTTTCGCCAGTGAAGCAGAGAAGATTAACGATCAGATTGGTCAAAGCCTGACTGATGCGTTGATTAACGGTAGCCTGAGTGCAAAAGATTACATGGTCAACTTGTTTAAGACCATGGTGCTGCGTCCGGTACTGCAACCGATCATTAGCGGCACGTTGGGCGCGTTCGGTGTTGGTGCTGCTGGTGCTGCGATTGCGGGTGTGCCTGGTGGCGAGATGGCAGGTGGTGGCGACTTATTTGGAATGCTGAGCGCCGGCAAATCCGCTTATGACGTTTTGAGCGGCGGATTTACCGCTGTCGGTAATGCGGCTAGCACATTAACAGCAACCTTGCTAGGCGAAGCGGCGGCCGTAGAAGCTGTCTTAGCATCAACTAGCGCAGAGATGATGGCGGCTAATGTGGCGGCTCTCGAAAGTATTGGCGCGACTTCGGCGGCAGTCGGCGCAGCCGCTACTGTCCTCGCAGGTGTCGCGGCAGGTCTTACCGCAGGATCGTTTATTAGTGGTAAGTATTCTTTGTTTGGCAACGATCCAATGGTTGCCACTGCGCTTGGTACGGCGGCAGGAGCGGCAATTGGTTTAGCATTCGGCCCTGTCGGAGCCGCTATTGGGGCTTTTATCGGTGGCGCAGGCGGCGGTCTTATTAACCGCGCTTTTGGTCGTGGACCCAAAGAAACCCAAGCCGCAGGTATTACAGGCACATTGTCTGCTGGCGATTCCGATTTGATGGCGTTCCAAGAGTGGAGTAGAAAGGGCGGTTGGTTTAGTTCAGGCTCACGGGGACAGGACTTTAGCGCGTTAGATCAACAGATCGTAGGTTTTCTGAATCAGGAAACAGCCGCCATTGGTTTGAGCGTAGCAATCCTTGCTCAGCAACTTGGGCAAAGTTCTGACCGCATTACGGAGTACTCTGAGCAGATTCGCATTGATTTGCTCAATCTGTCGGATGAGGAAGCCCAAGAAAAGATAACAGAGGCATTGGGACGGTTCTCAGACAACCTAGTGAACTTTATCGTTCCGTCTATACAGTTTATGACCAAGGAAGGCGAAACCTCGTCAGAGGCTTTGTCACGGCTTTCTACAAGCATTGCTACGGTCAATAGCGCATTTGCCATGATGGGCATTCAGACGCAAGAGTTGTCATTAAACTCAGCCCAAGCCGCAAGCAACCTGATTGACTTGGTTGGTGGCATTGATGCGTTTACGCAAAAGACCGACTTTTTGTATCAGAACTTCTATACCCAACAAGAGCGCGTGGCTCAACTAACCGACCAAGTGTCTGGTGTTTTTGAGCAGCTAGGCTTTGTAATGCCCACCACTAGAGAAGGATTTAAGCAACTCTACGAGGTGGTTGCAGGTTCGGGTAGCGCATCATTGACTGCGGCGTTGCTTAACCTTGCTCCTGCAATGAACGAAGTCTTAGGTTATACCGAACAGTTGACCGAGGCACAGCGTCAACAGTCTGCGGCTATCGCTAATGAAAGGCTAGGGCTTGAGCGTCAGTTGATGCAGGCTTTGGACAACACGGTGGCTTTGCGCGAGATGGAATTGGATGCCCTTGACGCATCTAACCGTGCCTTGCAAGAACAGTTGTTTGCGCTTGAGGACTCTCAGACAGCATTAGATGAAGCGTCTGTGGCTACTGACTTGGCTTTTTCTAAACTAGAGCAAGCATTGCAAAACCAGTTGGTCAACACGCTAAACGACCTAGAGACAGCGTTTAATGCGTTGACCGACTCGCTAAACGATCAGATTAGCGCAGCTAGGGTAGCCTCTCAGGTTGCAGGCGAGAACTTGCGTGACATGCAAAGCGTGTTTTCGACCCTTGACCGTGAAATCAACTCGCTGTTGCGTGGAACAACCCAAAGCACGGCTCAGGGCTTTGCATTCATTGCTCAGGCGTTGCAAGCGGCTAGAACGACAGGTTATTTGCCTGACGAAGCATCATTATCACAAGCCATTTCTGCGGCTCGCGGTGGTCTTGGTGCTGAGCAGTTCTCCACGGGATTTGAACAGCGTCGCGCCACAGCAGTGCTTGCAAATCAGTTGATCGAGTTGCGTGACATTACAGGCGATCAGGTTACTGTAGCCGAGCGTCAAATCTCCATTGCTGAGGCACAGTTGGTCGTGCTTACTCAGCGTCTTGACCAGGCTCAGCGTCAGTACGAAGCAGATCAAGAGGCAGCGCAATCCGAATTTGATCGTCAATTAGAAGAAGCGCAAAACCAGATCAATGTGTTGCGTGATATTGATGACTCGGTGTTCGGCGTAGAAAACGCCATTAGCTTGCTCAAGAGCAGCATCGACGCTGAGCGTGGATTGCAGATCAATTTGCAAAAGCAGATGATTGCATTGCAGGAAGATGCTAATGCACGGGCGCAGGCAGAAAAAGACCGACTGAAAGCAGAAAGGGAAGCGGAAGCAAAAAGACAGGCAGCGGAAGCCAAGGCTATTGCTGATGCTGAAAAGAAAGCCGAGGAACGCAGAAAGGCAGAAGCGGCGGCAGCCGAAGAAGCAAGGGTAGCAAGAGAAAAGGCGGTGGCAGAAGCAGCAGATAGGGCAGCGGCAGAGGAAGCGGCGAGAAAAGCGGCTGAGGAAAAACGTCGCCAATCGTTAATTGATATAGTGACTGGCGGTAACACGCTGCTTGGCGGCTCTGGAAGCAGCCCTTACACTAGCACTGGCAGGGAAGATGATACGCCTCGTCAGTTTGTGAACATAACAGGTAACGCAGACGGCGGCTATTGGAATGGCGGCTTATCGCTCGTCGGCGAAGAAGGTCCAGAGCTAGTCAACTTTGCCCGTCCTTCCATGATCTACACGGCGGGCGAGACTGCCGAGATTCTTAACGGCGGTGCTAAGACAGCAGAGACGACCTCTGAGATTCGCCAATTACGGGCAGACAATCAGGCTCAGTCCCGCGCTTTGGTGTCGTTGCAGGCTAGAATGACAAGGCTATTAGAGCGTTGGGATGGAGACGGGTTGCCTACTGAGCGTTATGAGGAAACAACAGCATGAGTACAGACGCTAACGCCTTAACGATTATCCGTCCGTTGACGATTACGGACAGCATCATTGACGAGTCTGGCTCGCCACCGGCTACAAACGTGCCTGAGAACGACCATTCTGAATGGAACTCAGGCACAACGTATGACCAAGGCGATAGGGTTATCCTGACCTCTACGCATCGTGTTTATGAGTCCTTGCTTGACCTGAACACGGGCAACGACCCTACCGTGACCTCTAGCCCAACATATTGGATTGAGGTGGGTCCGACAAACCGTTATGCGGCGTTTGACACCTCTGTGTCCACGCAGACGGTTCAGGCTAACAATATCACCTACCAATTAGTGCCGGGCGAAGCGATTAACAGCATTGGCATTTTGAACATCCGGCAAGGCACGGAAATCAACATTACGATGGTTTCTCCCGGAACAGGCTCGCCAGGTATCGTGTATCAGCGCACCATTGACTTGTCGTCATTGCCGCTAACGCCCGATTGGTGGTCTTGGTTTTACGGTCAAAAGGTGACACCCACACAATCCATTGCCCTTGACCTGCCTTCATATTCTGACTGCGAAATCACCATTGAGATACTAGGCGGTTCTGATTTGGCAGTAGGCGTTATTCTGATCGGGCAGCAACAGAACTTTGGTCTTGGCATTCGCTATGGTGCTAGAGTAGGCATCCAAGATTACAGCCGTAAAGAGACAAACGCCTTTGGCGAGACGGTGCTAGTGCAACGGGCATTCGCCAAACGCGCCAATTTCGACTTGTTTCTAAACAACGAGGAAGTTGACTCATTTCAGAATGCATTAAGTACAATTAGGGCAGTGCCGGTGCTTTGGATTGGCTCTACGGCATTTGAATCTACAACCTTGTTCGGGTTCTACAAGAATTTTGACATTCTTATCTCGTATCCTGAGCATTCCGATTGTGAATTAGAGATAGAAGGATTGGTCTAATGGCTATTACACCCCTACCAGACGCGCCTGAGCCAACAGACAGCACGGCGCAATTTAACACCAAGGCTTTCGCTTGGGTGGCGGCGTTGGATACGTTTACGACGCAGGCGAATGCGTTGGAAACCAATGTTGAGTCGCTCAAAGCAGATACCGATACCAATGTAAATTTGGCGCAGGCAGCAGCCAATGCGTCTGCGGTCAGTGCGGCGCAGTCGCAAAGTTATGTGACCGACGCGGAGGCATTTGCTGATGAGGCTGAAACATTCGCAGACAGTGCAGAGGCATCTGCAACAGCGGCGCAAGCGGCAGCAGGTTTGCCTTCATTGGCAGGCAAAAACGGCTACGTCCTCAAAGTAAACGATGACGCAAGCGGAGTAAGTTGGCAGCCAGCGCAGGCGTTTGGGGCTGCTGAAACATTCATTTTATCTATGTAAGGAAAAACCATGGGCTTCCGTTCTATATCAGCAAGCATTGGCACGTCAGATACCGTTATCACGACCATGCCAGATTTCTTCAATGGTGCGGCTGTATTGGCTATTGCCAACACGGACTCCACGTCGCGCACGTTGACGCTCAAGCTACGCAAGCGCAATACACTGACCGCAGAGACGATTGGCGTGATTGCGGTGGCGGCAACATCTAGCGAAAAGTATGGCGCACCGATTGGCTTGGAACCGGGTGACACGCTGCTAGGCGTTTGCGCCACAGCCGATGTTATGAAGGTGTCCGGCTCATTGGTTGATGGCTCACAGTCGCAATCTAGTCTTGCCTTAGATGCTCTGTACAGTGCCAAGTTCGAGTGGGATGCGTCCACTAGCAGCCCTGCTGCATCGTCAGTCAATACCATTCCTACGTTGGTGATGGAAGGACTTTACAACCGGATTCGCGGTTGTGTGCTGAACACAAATGGCTCGGTGAATTACTATTTGAACCCGACCAACTGGACGCAGAAATTAGGTGGCGGGACAGCTAATCTGACTGGCACAGATGGCAACGTCATGGTTGAATTACCATCCACTTACATCAAAACCACTAGGGTTGGTACGCTGTACACCTACGAGGTATCGCCAGTCCAGTTACCGGGCTTTTACCTTGCTCCTGCTTTGATTAAGGATGGCGGTATCGTTGCCAATCGCTACTACGGTGCATATGACGCTTGTGTGTACGATGTATCCGCATCGGCATATATTGCGGGATTGAACTACGATAACAACGATGGTGGCAACGGTGTCGGCGTGGATGTTACCGCATCAACAGGCGATAAGTTGGCATCCGTTAAGGACATTTACCCCATGGTTGGTCTGACCCGCGCAGAGTTCCGCACATTGGCGGCTAACGTGGGTTCAGGATGGCGACAACTAGACTTCCATCTATGGTCGCTGATTCAAATGCTGTATTTGGTTGAGAACCAATCGTTTTACTCGCAGAATATTCTTGGCGCAGGTAACACGAACGGTTCGTACATTGGCTCTAGCGGTAATCAGTCAGACAGCCCGCACACTATCGCAGGCGCAGGTGATTCGATTGCCAATGGCTCTACCGATACCACTAGCGGCGCAGGTGTTAGTGCCAAGCCCGGTACATCGTTTATGAAATACCGTGGTATCGAGAACCTATACGGCAACTGCTGGAATTGGGCAGATGGCATCAACATCAATGTAAGTGGCACAGGCAATGTCCACATGACCAACAATGCCGCTAATTGGGCTGATAACACGGCTACGAACTATGACTTGATTACGGATTCGCTAAGCACGGGCAGTAACTATATTTCTGACTTGTTGCCTGCCGACCCGTATTTCTTAGCTTCAGAGGTTAGCGGCTCGTCATCTACCTACATTACTGATCGCCACTATGGTTCAGCATCATCAAATCGCGTCGCTCGTGTCGGCGGTAGTGCGGTTGATGGCGCGAGTGCGGGCGCGTTCGGCTTGAGTGCTAATTATGATTCCTCGAATGCGGTTCGTAGTCTCGGCGGGCGGCTCGCATATTGATATAGTTTTAGGGGGTTAAATTCCGATGAACATTAGTCACGTCGCTCATGTCAGCAGTAATGCGAATAATGGCACGAATGCAGGCACGTTCTACTTGAATGCTA